CACAGGAAGAATTGCCTTTCAGCAATTCTGCATGGGCTTTAGCCCACAAAAAAGGGCGACTCGTGAGAGCCGCCCTTGTTCTATAGCTTCCAGAAATAGCTTCGAGACTGCCAACAGACGCCAGTTGACGGCTCCTCTGCAATCTCTATAGTGAAATCGCAGCACCCTAGAGGACAATACCCGCCCTCCCTGCTAACCTCGACCTCGCCACAATAAAGGGCTTCTACTTCGTCAAGGTAATCATTTGGCTCTAGGGATTCTTCGTCGCCTAGGGCGCGGTCTATTAGAACCGAGCCATCCCCGTCATTCGTGATATAAAGATACATGGTAGCCATATATCGCCTCCTTCGCGGGTCCCCTATGAGCCGCAAACTTGTCGGCTCACATAAAAAGAGCCCCAGAACTACTGTCCCGAGGCTCTAATAGGTTAGTCTTCGCTTAACTCTTGCGCCAAGTAATCATTCTCATCGGCGCCGGAGACCATAATGCCATAGCCGCCACTTTCATCAGTGGCAACGCAGACCTCTTTCCAGTCTCCGTGCTGTATATGATGGAAGGCAAATTCTAGAGTTTCCTCATCACTGGCCTCCATATCCATCACTTCACACTCGGACTTGACCCACTTCTTAAAAGTGTCAATGTCTTTGGTTTCGACGATATAGCAGTCATCTGGCATATAGCAGCCCCGAAGGCCGCGCGTCATTGTGAAATAGATCATAACGTACCTCCACATAAAAAGGGCGCCGGAATCTCTTCCAGCGCCCCTTGATTAGTATAGGTTTGTGATGCGCTTTAGCGCAGTATCGATATGATCGTCATTCGCGTATGGATAGATGTTATCACACATCCATACACTGGGGATGGCCAGATAGCACAGACTCCAACGCACAAGCCTCTTATAGTTCTTCACTCCCGGCTTGGTTGGGGCCATATTCAGCATCTCTTTGACTATACCCGGCCTCGCGTCAATATAAGACTGGATTGCCTTATGCATGGTTGCGTAGTATTCTGGGGTTATTTTCATAACGTACCTCCACATAAAAAGGGCGCCCCAATCACTTGGAGCGTCCCTTGGTTAGTAGTCTAGATCGTACATTGAGTTATGATCGCCATATTCATCTTGCCGGTTTTTGCCTTCGTCTGCCCGCTTATAGATATAGCTCATGGGGTAATAGTTCCCTCCATCATAAGCCATCTTACGGGAGTGACCAAGAATGATCCTGGCCTGCGATTCGGTATAGTCGCCATCCTGCATCAGAACGGATAAGGCTTGGCGCTCACTGATAAAGGTTTCGTCCTTCATTTAGTCCTCCTGAGAATAGCTCTCATAAAAAAGGGGCGCCGAAGCGCCCCTTGGTTAGTCATAAGCCCGTTCAATGGGATTGTTGCAATGTGCGCAGGTTAGATCAGATTCCCAATTTACCTCAGCGTAAGCTGGTGTCCAATCCCTGTCTTCATGGCTTGGCGTCTTTAGCGCCTCAATCATGCGCTCCGATTCCTTTACGCAGCAATCGATGCAGAATGTTTCGCCGTCCTCCACCACAACCATTAGAGGATAGCCACCGGGCCAAGCGTACTTGGATGCAATGGCCGTCTTGAATTCTTCTATGGTCATTCAGTCCTCCGAAAGAGGCGGCGCTACAACCCGCCGCCCATCACGAATGACTAAGGCATAATAGTGGCATATGAACAAAGAAAAGTCAAATAACATATTGTTTCATGTGTATCGTCATTTAGGCGGCATTTCGCGGGCCTCTTGGAGGAGGCGCTAGCCTTCCGACCCCATCTCTGCTATATATACATAATGACACAACGGCGCCCCATAGAGAACCTAACCTCTATAGGTAAGAGAGACCCAAGCCAAAGGATAATGGTAAGCAGAGGACAGGCAATAGAAGCCTATCGCCAAGCTAAAGCAGGGAATCTCCCGATAGTGGACAACAAGCCACTTACTAGAGCAGAGGAGCTATTCGCCCAAGGGATCGCCAAGGGAGATAGTCTGGCCGCAGCCTTCAAGGCTGCATACCCTGAAGAGGTTAAAGAGGCTAAGTGGGATTTCAATGAGCTGCACCAAAGGGGATACCTTTTAAGCAGACAGGCCAATATCGTTAAACGCAGCCTGGATTTGATGCGGGACAATAAAAATGATAGATATCACACGGCTGTTCGCTTACAAAGGTTAAGACGCGAAACCCTCGAACAAATAGCCTCAGACCCCAACAATAAGAATAGCGACCGTCTAAAGGCTCTCAATATGTTAGGCGAACTCCCTGACATTAAGATCGTCGAGGCAGATAACGCCCACGAACTAACGCCACAGGATGGGGAAGAGAAGATTCTAGACGCTATCTTTAAGATAATCGCCCCAGAATCAACGGACTAGCACGGTATTGGTAATACCCTGCCGTCATTTAGGCAAATAAAAAGGGCGGCCCTTGCGAGCCGCCCTTCCTATTAGTTCGCTTCGGCCTTCATGGCCTTGTTAGCCTTCGTGCCGGGGATAGTCTTCTGAATCTCCAGCACTTCAGCTTCACTAAGCTTCTTGCCGGAGCCGTCAACGCCCCATGTGCATTCAAGCCGGGCAATGACCGTCTCGCCATACTGGCGCCCCGTCTCGCCCTTCGGGCAAGTATCCAATCCATCGATCATGGATTGGAGCAAATGCCCCTTGACTTCCCGTTGCATACCCCAGCGGTTAGCCTGGGCATCTTGCGCTTTCTTGATCCCGGCGCTCTTGGCCTTGGCGTTCATAATCGCCGCCGCTTCGGAGTGCATGTTAACTTCGCCAGCTTGAGCGAAGTCTTCAACGGTCTCAATAGCTTGTGCTTGGTCGGTCATGTGTCGTGCTCCCTTCGGTGGAGCGAGTAGCGGGGTGCTACCCGCTTCGACCTGAACAAGATGGCACAGCGCGTTCCGGATTGCAAATCACGAATTGTTACAGAGGTACTTCGCCAACCGCCAGTAGCAAGGTACCCCCGGGGTACCCCCCAAGTTGCACGGCTGGGACTCCCAGACCGTTACATATGGAATATGCATGACCGCTCAGAAATTTTCCAAAATCATCTTGAACTTGACCGATGAAAAATTTTCTGCAAAAAATTAGAAATGAAGACCTGCCCCAAATGTAAAGAAACTAAGTCCATTGATGATTTTTTTAACGATAAATCCAGATGTGACGGTAAGACCGCGGCGTGTAAGGCTTGCGAATATGCCAGGAAGAAACTCAGGCGACAGACCCTAGCTGCGACAAAAGCTCAGTCTCCGGCCTATAGAGAGGGTAAGAGGCGACAACGTAAAAATTTCAAAGCCAAGAATCCTCACCTCAATTTGATCAAGGGGGCTCGCCAGAGGGCTAAGGATAAGGGGCTACCATACGACCTTAACAAATACTACAAGGAGCTTAGGGAGAGATTTGAGCAGGGTGTTTGTGAAGTGTCAGGATTGCCAATTAAGAAAACTCCGGGGCAGGTGACCTGGGACACCCCATCCATTGATCGCATCGAACCAGAAAAGGGTTACGTCTATTCAAATGTAAGGATTGTGGCCTATGCTGTTAATGTAGCACTCAACGATTGGGGTCTCGAGCAATTCATCGAAATTGCTAGGGCAGTTGACTCCCGCTACAAGCTACAACAGGACTGGGAACATGGCACCTAATATTTCTATTGTAACATTGATCAATCATCTGCTATAAGATATGTTATGTCATTTGAGCATATCCCCAAACTCCCAACTCGTGAACCGCGGAAGCTGTTTGATGTGAGCTACACCCTCAGGATGGCCGGTGCTGACAGCGCTCGGCGCCTAACAGGGTGTATCATTCTTCAGCCCTGGGTGATCAAGCCGCAGGATGTTGAGATCGGGGACACTGTTGCAGTGTTTGTGGGGAAGGGGGCTGATGCGGGTAAAATCCAGCTCAATTTCAAATGCAATCTGCGGTATCGGGATATTAAGTTGAGGCCTGAGCAGCCGGGCAAGCCAAAGGCGATGGTGCTCACAATGAAGATACCCACCCCCCTTGACCTTGACAGGACGATCAGGGAATGTGAATACAAATGGGTCGAGGACAAGGTTCTCCAGATCACGCTGCCGTTTGATGTGGTTGAGGATGAGCCGGAAGAGATCGAAGATTGGCCGGAGGATGAGGAAGACTGATTCCTTGCTTCGGTCATAACAATGTGCGATATTGTGACCTCATACAAACAAGCAATGCCTTTTCTTTGGAGAATACCATGTCTTATCACGCTCGTCTGACTGAAGTTATCGACGCTTACATCGCCAATTCCAAGCGCACCCAAGAAGCGCAGGAAGAATTCAACGCCGCCTCTGAGCTGCTTAACAAAGCAGAGCAGAGCCTTAACGAAGCCATCTCGGCGGAGGATATTGCTTTTTCTGCGCTGATGCAATTGCGTCAGGATGTATTGGATGGTGGTTATGATAACCCCGCTGTGGAGCCTGCGCCGGTTGTTGAGGCGCCTATTGAGGAAGTGCAGGTCGAAGCTGCGCCTGTAATCGAGGAGGCAGCTCCTGCTGCTGAATCGTTTCCGGTGGAGGAACCTGTTGCCGGGCCGGTTGTGGAAATCGTTCCAGAACCTGTTGTCGAAGATGCATCGGCTGTGGTAGTGGAAGAAGCGCCTGAAGTCGCCAAGGGGGACGACCACTTCATCAATGACGAATTCTAAATAATTGACCGCGAAGGCGCCCAGGAAACTGGAGCCCAATACCTCGCGGTCCCTTCTTGGCGATTCGGCGGACACCTCCCCGCTTGAGTCGCCCTCGTCGGGGGTGGTCCGGAATTTCCCTCCTTTCGCCGGACCGCCCCCGATGCCCATATTGCCGGAGGACTTGATGAGAAAGAATTACCGATGACAACTAAGGTAACCATTATCAATCACGGCCCTTCGCCGGTAAAGATCGAAGCGCAGTCCCGCAATGAAAAGGGACAGTTTACCGCGGCAGAGGAATTCACCATCAACCCCGGCGCCTTCCTTACGGATATCTATGTGCATAAGACGCGCAGCTTCCAGGTTATGGAAGATGACGGTGTGCTCTAATGGATGTCGATTTAGAGAAGGAAGTTGAAGACGCCATTGAATTGATGGAGGAGATGGAGAGCGTTATCCTTGATGCACAGGTTAGTTACGCAGCAGCCTTGAATGCCTGTGCTGGGGTGCATGGTAAGATTTTCACAAACTCCATGATTATCGCTTACGGCCTAGATGACAGGTATGAAGATATCGCTGAGATCGTAATGAGCGAGCTCGATGAATTCGCCAAAAGAATAAAGGACAGGGTTATCGTCCTTGTGCGCCCAAGAGAAAATGAGCCGGTCAACTGACTGAAATCAAGATCGGAGGACGCACACTCGATCTTGAAGAAATCAAGAGATTGCCGCTGGAGAAGCAACAAAAGCTTCTTCAGCTTCTTGATGTCCATGGCCAAGCTAAAGGTCTGGGAAAAGCGAGAACAGATTACAACGCATATCTGCGCCATGTGTGGCCTGAGCACATTCCATTCACAGAGGGCAGGCATCTAAAAAAAATGGGCGATATCTTCAATGATATCGTTTCTGGCAAAAAAAAGCGCGTTATAATCAACATGCCCCCAAGGCATGCATTAACATTAGACACCCCAATCCTAACGACCGATGGCTGGAAAACCATGGGGTCAATTGAGGTTGGGGACTATGTTTTTCATACATCCGGAAATCCAACGAGGGTCACTGGAAAATCCGAAGAATACTATTCTGATGATCTTTATAGCGTTTCCACAGATGATGGGCAGTCTGTCATATGTGACGGAGACCACTTGTGGACCGTTCGCTTAAATAGAGCGCATTCTGTATATCATACCTATTCCGCCAGGGATTTGTATTCGAGAGAGTGTGGAAATATACTTAAAACTGAAAGAAGCGGTCGAGTATCAATCCGCGCTGGCGCCGTCAGAGACGTTAGGGCAGCTATGCTGCCCCATGTAAAGCCGCTTAAGCTTAGCAAGAAAAACCTACCAATCGATCCGTATTTACTTGGTGTTTGGCTGGGTGATGGGTGCTCACACGGCGCCACAATCTCTCAAGCAGATGAAGATGCCGCATACCTTCGAGACAGGATAGAGGCTGCTGGGTATAAGACAACAGACAGAACAACAAAGCAAACCTTTGGTGTCCTCGAATTCTGGAGAAAACTTAAGGATTGCGGTCTCCTCGAAAATAAACATATTCCGGAAGACTACCTCCTATCAGACGAAGAGGATAGACGATCTCTGTTGCATGGGTTGATGGATACGGACGGGACGTGTTCTAAGGATCGCCAATGCATGTTCACCACAACCATCCCAGAACTTAGGGATGGCATGCTGGCGCTCCTCAGGTCACTAGGAATAAAGGCAACATATTGCCAAATCAATCCAAAGCTTAATGGTGTCAGCCATTCGACCGCTTGGATTGTAAGTTTCTATGCGACCAACGTATTCGGCCTTCAGAGAAAAGAACAGAGAGCCAAAGGATATATCAAGCCAACTGGAAGATATATTCGAATTCGAAAACATCCAGTCGGCGGCGTCGTCCAATGCATCGAAGTCGAATCTGGAGATGGTCTGTATCTGGCTGGTGAGGGCTTAATCCCGACGCATAATTCAAAGTCCCAGAACGCCTCAATTTACTTCCCGGCATACTATCTTGGAAGATTTCCGTATCGCCAAATCATTCAAGCCTCGAACGTCAGCGATCTGGCGGTTGGCTTTGGCCGTCAAGTCCGGGACTTGATCAGAGAACCGTCCTATCAGGAGCTCTTTCCTGGCCTCCAGATTAAGGCCGATAGTTCCGCGGCGGGTAGATGGGATACAAACAAAGGCGGCAAGTATTACGCGGTCGGCGCTGAAGGTAACATTACGGGCCGCGGCGGTCACTTGGTTATTGTCGATGACCCGCATTCAGACGAGCAGATTAAGCTGGGGAATACAAATCCCGCAATCTATGACAGCACATTCAACTGGTATGTGGGCACCCTTCGCCAGCGCTTAATGCCTGGGGGCTCAATACTTATTGTCCAATCCAGGTTTCACAAGCGCGACCTAACCGGACGCATCCTGGAGCACGCAAAACAGAACGGCACCCTTAGCGAGTGGGAAATAATTGAATTTCCTGTTATTTTCGAATCCGGAAATCTTTTATGGCCAGAGTTCTGGTCTAAAGAAGAGGTTGAATCCTTAAAGGCGGATATGCCGCCTAGCAGATTTAATAGCCAATATCTCCAGCAGCCATCTGACGCCGAAGGCGCCATTGTTAAGAAGGAATCCTGGAGACCTTGGGACCAGAAGCTTCCTGAATTCGAATATATCATCCAGTCCTGGGATACTGCCTTCAGCGCCAAGGACACGGCGAACTATTCGGCCTGTACGACCTGGGGCGTCTTCAAGCATAACAACAGCCGGGATGGTAAACCAGAGCTCCACGCCATGCTTATCCACGCCTATCGGGAGCGGATGGAATTTACTCGTCTGAAGAAGTTGGCCAAGGAATTCTATATCGACCACAAGCCAGATAGCATCATTGTTGAAGAGAAGGCGACTGGGCGGCCCCTAATATTCGAGCTGCAACAGATGAATATTCCTGTGTCTTCGTACACCCCGACCAAGGGTAATGATAAGGTAGTTCGCGTCAACTCAGTATCGGACTTGTTTAAGAGTGGTAAAATATGGTATGTACCTAATAATCAAACAGAAACGGTGATCGATGAATTCACCGATTTCCCTTCCGGCGCCTATGATGACTTTGTGGACTCCGGCACTCAAGCCCTGATGCGTTTCCGTCAAGGCCTCTTTATTCACACAGAAAACGATGTAACCGATGACGACGATGAGTTCGAATATAACAACCGCAGCTATGGGTATTATTGATGCCGGTTATGAAGCCGCTGGAAGAGATCAACACCGGCGCCGAACTCGAAGCGGATGCACTTCTTGAGATCGTCGATGATGCTGAAGCGCCGTCTGATGATGGCTACATCATTGATGATGAAGGAAATTTAGTTGAGGCTAGCGACGAAGAGGAAGCGCAGCCGACAGAATTTGGGGATAACCTAGCCCTTTTCATGGAAGATACTGATCTTAACGCCCTTGCGGGCGATTTGATTCAGTTTTTCGACGAAGATTTGGCCAGCCGTTCTGAGTGGGAAAAGACCTACAAGAAGGGTATGGAGCTCCTGGGCTTCAAAATTGAGAAGCGCACGAAGCCCTGGAAGGATGCATGTGGCGCTTTCCACCCTCTCTTAGCCGAGGCTGTCATTCGATACAGCTCAGAAGCCATCCTTGAGTGCTTCCCGCCCTCTGGCCCCGCGGATGTCAGCATTCTTGGCACCATTACGCCGGAGCTTTTGCAGCGCAAAACGCGCGTAAAAGACGAATTGAACTACCAGATCGTGCATCGTATGCCGGAATTCCGCACCGAACTGGAAATGATCTTCTGGCAACAGCCTCTAGCGGGCTCCAGTTTCCAAAAAACCTACTTTGACAGGATGTTAGGCCGCGCCAGATCGGTCATGGTTGGCGCCGAAGACTTCATTGTGGCCTATGGGTGCTCTGATTTGACGACTTGCGGTCGTTATACCGAGCGAATGTATCCAAGTGAGATGGAAATCAAGCGTTCCATCGCGAAAGGCGTCTACAAAAAGTACGATATGACCGCCATGGGGCCAATGGCGGATGAAATTAAAGACGCCACAGACGAAATGGCTCAGCAGGAAGAGTCCGGAACGCTCAATGAGCGCCGAGTTTTGCTCGAGATGTACGTCGATCTTGACTTGAAGGGCTTTGAGCAGGAAGTTCCTGTCAATTATGTCGTAACAATCGACTATAACCAGCGCGAAATCCTCGCAATCTACAGAAACTACAATGAAGAGAACATCTATGAACGTAACAAGCCACTTTATGCCCATTACAAGTACCTCCCAGGATATGGATTCTACGGCACCGGCTTGGCCCACGTATTGGGAGGGCTTACTGAGTCAGCGACCTCCATTATGCGGCAATTGGTGGATGCTGGCACGCTTTCGAACATCCCGGGCGGACTCAAGGCTCGTGGGTTGCGTATCAAGGGGGACGATAATCCAATTCGACCCGGAGAATTCCGTGATGTGGATGTCTCCGGGGGGAAAATTACTGACTCCATCGCGTGGCTCCCGCACAAAGAGCCTTCTGCGGTTCTTCAAGGGCTTCTTCAAAGCCTGATTGAGGAGGGTCGTCGCATCGGCTCTGTGGCCGACGCGAAACTGGCGGACATGAACCAGTCCAGCCCGGTTGGCACGACCCTCGCCATCATTGAGCGCGTTATGCGGGTCATGTCTGCGACCCAGGCGCGTAGCCATGTCGCCCTAGACTGGACCCTGAAGCTCCTTGCGGAGATTATCGCAACGGAGATGCCGGAGAAATACGACTATCCGATTGAGGGTAACTACAATCGGAAGCAGGACTTCGGCCCTCCGCTGGCGATTATCCCGGTTGCCGATCCCGCGGCGACAACCGTTGCTCAGCGCATCATGCGCTATCGGGCGGCGATGGATAACTCCACCCAGGCGCCTCAAGTTTATGATATGGTGTACTTCCATCGCCAGATGCTTGAGCTTCTGGAGATCAAGAACGCAGATCGCATCATCCCACTGCCGGATGATATGAAGCCGCTGGACCCGATCTCTGAAGGCATCGCCATCCTGAACGGGAAGCCAGTTAAGGCCTTCCTTGAGCAGGACCACGAGTCTCATATCAAGGTCCATATGGCTCAGATTAACGACCCGATGATAGCGGCCATGGTCGGGCAGAGCCCGCAGGCCAACATGATCATCTCTGGCGCCCATGCTCACGTACAGGAGCATCTTGGCTTTGCCTGGAGGCGCCGGATGGAGCAAGAGATGGGTGTCCAGCTTCCACCCCCGGATCAACCATTGCCGCCCGATCAGGCCGCCCAATTGGCGGCCATGGCTGCTGAAGCTGCGGACAAGGTTCTCGAGCGCTCGAAGGGCGAGGCCGCGGCCATGGAAGCGCAGCAAGCGCAACAAGACCCAAAAGTTATGGTCGATATGGCTGAGCTAGAGCACAAGAACCGCGTCCTTGAGTTCGAGATGGCAGAGGCGGCTCGTAAGCACAAAGAGCACAAAGAAAAGCTCGACACTGCTAAGAAGATCGCCGCCCTCAAAGCTGCGACCGAAGACGACAAGATTGAGTACAAGAAGGAAGAGCTCGAAGTCAGGACAGCCGAAAAGCTGGCGACTGAGGGTGCTCGCCTCAAGAACCAAAGGCAAGTCGCCAAGCTGCAAACAGATGCCTCGAAAGAGATCGCAAAGCAGAACCGGGCATCCCGCCCCAAAGCAAAACCTAAGAAGAGCTAATGGCTTCGCTACTTAAATACTTGAAAGAGCTAAGAGAAGATAAAGTCAAAACATTGACTTCTGGAAGCATTTCCTCTATAGATCAGTATAAGCACATTATTGGTGCTCTTAATACTATTGACCTTATTGAAGAATTCATACGAGATAAGATCAACGGTATTGAGGATATAGATGACATCTCCGCTGACGATTAGCGCTGATAAAACAAAAGAAAAAGCAAAGAAAATCAAAGACCCAAACAGCGGCGAGGAAGCGCGTCTAGCTTCCACTGTTCCTGATCCGGTTGGGTACAAAATCCTGGTCCTCCTGCCAACCACCGAAGAAAAGACGGATGGCGGCGTTTGGATTTCAGAGCAACAGCGCGAGCGAGAAGGCGCTGCTTTGCAGGTTGGTTACGTCCTGAAGATGGGCGCCGACTGCTACTCAGACAAAGATAAGTTCCCGACCGGCCCTTGGTGCAAGCTTGGGGATTTTGTTGTCTTCCGGTCCTACGCCGGTACGCGCTTCAAGATCGAAGAAAATGAATTACGCTTAATGAACGATGACAGCATTGATGCTGTCGTTGAAGACCCCCGCGGCGTGCGCCGCATCTAAATTCTGACTCGCGAGGAATACGACGCGCATGGTAACTCAAACAGACGACACAGAAGAATTCGTTGACGATATCGAGATCATCGAGGATGATGATATTGAAATTGTTGATGATTCCCCCTCAGACGAAGAGCTTGAAGCTGCCGTCAAGGGCGACGAAGAAGACGACCTGGAGACCTATTCCGAGCGCGTAAAGAAGCGCATTGGTAAAGAGGTATCCAAGGCCAAGTCGTTCAAGCGTCAAGCTGACGAGGCGTCCCGGCGAGAAGCCGCGGCAATTGAGTACGCCAGAAGCATCGTGGCAGAGAACGAGGCGCTCAAGGGTCGCACACTAAGCACACAGGAAAGCGCTATCGCCCTTACAAAGGCCAGCGTTGCTTCCAACCTTGAAGGCCTTCAGACCGCATTCGAGAAGGCCATTGAGGAAGGCGACGCCAAAAAGCAAGCCGAGCTCAATGTCAAGATCAATAAGGCACTGCTCGAGCAGGCTCAGATCGAAGGCGTTGAGAAGCAAGTCAAGGCCGAACGGGAAAAGGTGAAGCCAAAGACGGAGGGTGAGGAAAATCAACCTCCTCGTCCAGGTCCGCGGCGACAAGAGATTTCGACCGAAGCAAGCAACTGGTTTGAAAAGAATACTTGGTTCAAGGTCGATCAGCGCGGCATCCCTCAGAACGAAGAATCAGAGGCGGCCCACGCATATTCGGAATATCTGCTAAAACGCGGCTATTCCATGGACGACCCGGAATTCTATAAGCTCGTCGATAAAAAGATGGCTGAGGACTTCCCAGATGTCGTCGGCGCCAAACCATCATCCAAGACAACCAAGCGTCCACCCACAGCCAGCGCCCAACGTAACACCACCTCCGGAGCCACTCAAGCGCAGGGCAAGCGTACCGTTCTCAACAAGTCAGAAGTGGATACAGCCATCAGACTGAAGCCTTCTTGGTGGGGTGGCGGTGACGATCCTAACACGCCAGAGAACAAGAAGTGGTTGCTTAAGTACGCAAATGAAAAGAAAAAATATGCAGCACAGTTGGGTGACCAGTAATGTCTGAAGATGATTTGGCTTGGGTTTCCGAGTATAAAGAAGAAAAAGCCAAAAAAGAAGGCTTCAAGCGACAAACCAAAGAAAATAGGTTGCGCGAATACGAACAACGTGATATATCTTGGGCTCCACCAACTCATTTGCCGGAGCCTCCTCAGATTCCGGGTCGAGTTCACAGGTGGATTCGGGTCTCCCTCTTAGGGAACGCCGACGATGGAAACGTCAGCTATAGGCTCCGCGAGGGATGGACACCTGTAAGCGCTGATGACGAGGAATATGCCGAGCTGGCGAAGTCCTTGAATTTCCGCGGGAGAATCTCCGGAGCTAACATCGAGACAGGCGGCCAGATGCTTTGCTGGGCCGACGAAGACCTGATGAGATCGCGAGAGCGATACTTCCAAAACAAAGCAGTTAGCCAGATCGAAACGGTTAACAAGCGGCTCCAGGGTCAAAACGATCCAAGTGTGGGCCTTCGCTTCTCCATTGAAGAACTAAAGCACGAAAAGAAAAGAACGCTTTAATTTTTCTCTAGGAGACTCCATAGATGGCGACTATCTCAGCGCCGCGCGGATTCCAACCTGTTGGCAATGCTTTCAATAGCTACACTACTGGTGGCTTCCGGAAGTACAAGATCGCGTCGAATGAGACGTATGCCATCGGTAATGGTGATCCCGTTGTAATGCTTACGACTGGTTCCACTCGCGGGACCATCCAGCGCTTCAACACCACTGTTGCGGCAACGACTGTAACCTCTTCGGGCACCTTCCTTGGTGTCTTTGCTGGTTGCGAGTATACGGACCCGAACACCGGTCAGAAGGTTTTTAACCACTATTACCCAGGTGCTATTGTCGCCTCAGACATCTTCGCGACTGTTTATGATGACCCTGATCAAATTTTCTCGATTCAGGCCAACGGCGCGGTAGCACAGACGGCTCTGGGTTGCAACTTCTCGATCATCCAGACAGCGGTCACCAATACGATCACTAAGAACTCGGGCCTGCAAGTGCAGGCATCTTCGAACGCGGCAACCACGACCCTACCGGTTCGTCTCGTCGATTTCGATGTCAAGCCGGGCCTTAACTCGATTGGCGATGCGTACACCGATCTCCTTGTCCGATTCAATAACCACTTCCATCGCCAGCTTACTGGCGTGGCTGCGTCGTAAGGAGCATTCGGTATGACTACCGCTCGCGCAAATATGATGAAGCAGCTCGTCCCGGGGCTTCATGCGATTATGGGGACGGAGTACGACCGATATCCGGAGCAGCATAAGCTGGTCTATGATGTCGAGAACTCGAACCGGTCCTTCGAAGAAGACCTGATGGTTGCGGGTCTCGAGACGGCTCGTGAAAAAGACGAAGGCGAGTCAACTCGTTACGGCAATATGCAGGAACTTTGGGTGGCTCGTTACAACCACTCGACGATTTCCTACGGTTTTGCCGTTACGGAAGAAGCTCTCGAAGACAACTTGTATGAATCCACTGCGAAGCGCGGCACGGCGTTCCTTGCCCGCTCCATGGCGGAAACGAAGCAAATTCTCTCGATGGTTCCGCTGAATCTGGGCTTCACGTCTTACGCGATTGGCGACGGCCAGAACATGTTCTCGACGGCTCACCCGCTGCTGAACGGTTCGACCCTCTCCAACCGCCCGGCGACCGGCGCCGACCTCAACGAAACCAGCCTCGAAGCTGCGTTCGTTCAGATGTCGAAGTGGACGGACGACCAAGGCTTGCTCACCAACATTCGCGCAGAACGCCTGATTGTTCCTGCCGAACTGGAGTACACCGCGGCTCGCCTGACCATGACGGAAAAGCGTCCTGGCACGATGGATAACGATGTCAACGCCTTCAAGGCGCTTGGCAAGTTGCCGGGTGGCTTCGCGGTGAACAACTATTTGACGGACACCAACGCTTGGTTCCTGAAGACGAGCGCTCCCCGCGGCATGATGCACTTCGTTCGCGTGAAACTTCAAAACAAGGCCGATGTCGATTTCGATACGGGCAACATGAAGTACAAGTCCCGCGAGCGTTATAGCTTCGGATGCTCTGATTGGCGAGGCATCTGGGGCAACCCAGGATCGACGTAAAAATCCTTTAAAATCAAGTTTTTATAACTAGCCCCGCTTCGGCGGGGCTTTTTGTTTGACTTGCATATCAGCCAAATATATAAAACAAAAATGGCAAATATAAACTCATGGCTGGCGTCATCAGCTTCCCGAAATAGAGCCTCAAAAGAGCGCTTCTTCAGGTTGGCTCTAGAGATGTTTCCTCATTTTGACTTCTCTAAATTTGAGTGGGTTAATTCCACCACCAAGGGGATCGTTATTTGCCCCGCCCACGGCGAGATTTTAAAGCGTCCGTCTGACCTAACAAGTGGTTATGGGTGTGCCCTTTGTCGCGACCAGAATGGCGCCAGGAAAAGGCAAACAAAACTTGAGGATGTAATTGCAAAGTTTAGTGAGGTTCATGGAGATAGGTATGATTATTCGTTAGTGACGCAGCCGAAGAACAACAAAACAAATGTCAATGTCATTTGTAAGAAGCATGGTGTCTTTAGTGTGCAGGTGTTGAATCATACACAAGGGCAGAATTGTGGTAAATGCACGGAGCCAGAAAGCAAAGGGGAAAGGGCTATAGCGGCTTGGCTAGAATCCAAGGGCGAAGTTGTTGCTGCTCGCACGCGAAAACTTATACCGCCATACGAGATTGACGTATATTTGCCTGAAAGAAATTTGGCAATCGAGTATTGCGGCATCTATTGGCACAGTGATCTTTCCGACCCAAAGCGAGATATAGAGGATAGGCATTACAGGAAGTATAAGTTATGCCAAGAACTCGGAATTCAGTTAATAACCATATTTGAAACTGAGTGGATTAAGAAATTCGATCTCGTTCTGGATATGCTTGGGAATAGGCTGGGTTACTCTGCTCAGAAATTTCAGGCTAGGAAGTGTAGCGTGGTTAGAGGCGGGCTCGATTATGATGCTTTTTACAAAGCGAATCATATACAGGGGCCGCCACGAGGCGGCTTAACGTATGGATTAATTTATAATCAGGCCCCAGTTGCTATGATGACATTCTCTAAAGCAACATCACACCGCGGCCTAAAGAGCCGGTGGGAGCTTGTAAGGTTTGCTTCTGTCGGGAATGTTGTTGGCGGAGCGTCAAGGCTTTTTAGAGCATTTATAAGAGATGAGACGCCAGGAAGTGTTGTGTCATACTCCGATAACAGATTCTTTTCTGGCAATATGTACCAAAAGCTTGGCTTTGAGTTTGATGGAGATAGCCCGCCAAGCTATTCCGTCATCATTCCTGGTCGGAGAATTTTGAGACATAAGTCTAATTTCAGGCGCAAAAACCTTCCAAAGATCATTGCGCAATACAAACTTGATGATGTTTTCGATCCAGAAACGGACCCCAGATCAGAGGGTGAATTTTGTAAACAACATGGTTTTGGTCGCATCTACGATTGTGGCAAAAAGCGCTGGCTATGGACAGCGAAATGAATTGACCGTGGCGCCATAATCCTTTATATAGAAAAGGCTATTCATGCACTTACCAACACTCCATAAAGGATTAAGGTTCGTACATGCCCGCTCCGACTTCCATCACTAAATCTAATATTAATGCCGAAGGTTTCACGGCTGGCTCCGAAGGTTTCACCGGTAATCTGACTGGTAATGTGACCGGTGTTGTTACTGGCGCTGGCACACAAGCTGCTGGCTCCGCTCTCACCGTCACCTCTGCAATGGCTGGCAAGGTTATCCAGCTTGACACCGCAACTGGTTCGGTTTGCACCCTTCCTGCTGCTACGGGTTCGGGCGCCACGTATCGTTTCGTTGTGACAGTGCTGGCAACTTCGAACAGCCACAAGATTCAAGTCGCCAACTCTACTGATGTTCTCCGCGGTTACGTCTTGACTTCGGACAGCGATACCTCTGACGCCTTTGCTGGTTTCAATACGACCGCAACATCTGACACGATCACGTTGAACCGCTCCACGACTGGTTCGGTTTATATTGGTGAAGCCATTAATATCACAGATGTTAAGGCTGGCTTCTTTGCTGTTGATGGTTGGATTGGCTGTACCGGCACTCCGGCCACGCCATTCTCTGCTGCTGTGTAATAGGTCGGGGGTTAATGGGTCATTAATGGCTCATTAACCCCCTTAAGGTCCCCTTAATGGGACATAAAGGGCTGATATGCGTCCGGTAGTAGTTTCAACATCTGATGCATCCGGAGGAGTTAAAAGTTCCAATCCGGTTCCGGTTGATCATTACAAAACCCCTTTCAATATTGGCATTGGCTGCGTCGTTAACGGCACGGTCAATTATGATATCGAGCATAGCTTCGATGACCCGTTTGCTGCTGGCTACACTGCCGCGGGCGCCACTTGGTTCAACCACGCAACCTTAGTTGCGCAGACCGCTAGCGCTGATGGGAACTATGCCTTCCCTGTTCGCGCAGTTCGCCTAGTCCAGAACTCTGGCTCTGGTTCTGTTGTAGCCACGATCATCCAAGCCGGGCGCTAACATAGATGGCCGGGGCCTCTGGAGTCGGCTCTAGCGGCGTCTTGATTGGCGCTGGCGTTTCTGGGGCCGGTCTCTATTCCACCAGTAATTCCCTGGATATCTATGGCCGCCCATCTTTTCTTTTTGATACTGCAAATTCCCAATATCGCAATGGGCTGGGCGGCGGCCTCTTCACGAGTTTTTCTAGCCTCTCAGGCCTTACCTTTACGCGGGCGAGTACGGGGTATGCGCAGACGAGCGGTGGTGTGCTTGTGCCGTTTGCGTCTGGTGTTCCTCGCATCACAGACAAAGGCCTGCTGATCGAAGGGGCGCGGACGAATCTGTGCCTACAGAGCCAGACGTTTGATAATGCAACATGGACCAAAGCCGGCGGCTCGGTCACGGCCAATCAATATACAGCGCCGGACGGTACAGTAACGGCAGATTTGTTCACAGAGGACAGCAGCGCGGCAACGCAGCATCGCGTGCTGCAAACGCCAAGTGTAGCCGCAAATACAAGCGTAGCGGTTTCATATCACGTTCGCCGTGCGTCTGGGGCGCGCAATTTCTATATTCAGCTTGTGGCTTCAGGCGGTTCGGACATTCTTACCGCCTATTACAATCTCGGCACCGGCGCTATGGGGGCGACTACGACAGCCGGGACCGCCTCGCTCACCTCGGCGACGATTACAGCGCTCGGTGATAGCTGGTATCGCTGCACGCTGACCGGCATTATTTCTACCACGGCGATTTTTGCATCGGGCCGCTATGGCGCATGCAACGGTACAACGGCAGGAAGCGAGACATACACAGGCGACGGAACAAGTGGACTTTATCTGTGGGGCGGCCAAATTGAATCAGGGGTAACTTTCCCCAGCTCCTACATCCCCACCACCTCCGCCAGCGTAACAAGAGCGGCAGACGTTGCGAGCATCGCAGTCAGTGGTTTTGTATATCCGGCGACGCTGTTTGCTGAGTTTGAGAGGGTTGTGGATATGGGGGCTATCGAAGGCATTATGTCGATTGGCGACGGCGCTAGTTCGACATCTTCGATCAGCATCAATGCTAGCGATTTGTTCAGAATTGAAAGTGGCGGGGCTACGGTGGGGCAATCAAATGCCGGGGCTGTTTCTACGGGTGTTGTTTCGCGCGGCGCGGGCCGAGTCCTGACAAATGATGTACAGTCAGTTTTGAACGGCACGCTTGGGGCTAATGACGCTACAGCATCTTATCCAAATGCAATAACAACGCTAATTTTGGGCGGCAATGCAACCATTGGGCATAATGCGCCATTTGGTTACATCAAACGCGCTGCGGCTTGGTCCAACTTGGCGTTTAGTAATGCTCAACTCCAAAGTGTGAGCACCTAATGGAGCGCAAATACTCCCTCCGCACATGCGCCATCATCATCCTGATTGCGGTGATCATTAGCTGGGCTCCGTTTGTGGCGTTGTGGCTGTGGCTGAAGCCGAGCGGGGGCCTGAGCATGCGCGACATGCCGCCGAAGGAATATCGCGGCGATGCACGGATGCATATCCATTTCACGCGGCATTCCAAGGTGTTGTGTCGCATCATGAAAGCCGAAGATCCAAACGCGATTGCATGCGCCGGCGTCGGGAGCGATTGGGCCATAGCGCCGAATCCTTGCGACTGGCGCGATCCTTACGCTAAGCTGATGTGTCATGAACTCGGCCATGTGAATGGCTGGCCGCCCGATCATCCAAAGTAATTGAATTGCTTTTCCAAGTAATTCCTGCTATTTTGCTTACAATCTTCAAGGGGATTTCTAGTGGATAAGATCGCGACTGTTATTCAAATGTTTCTTGGTGGCATGGGCTCGAGGAAGATCGCTGGTATCGCCCTGATGATGGTCTCTGTCTTCTGGAAAGATATGCCTGCCGATTTGGCGAACAACCCGGAAGTTCTGAATAACGCCACGGCGATTATCGGCATGTTGCTGACTCTGTTCGGCCAGGGCGCCTCCGCTAACTCCCCGAGCGGCCCGACTGTGGTTGTTAAAGAGCAACCTGTGCCTAAGGCCTAACAAGAATGGCTACATCTGGAACGGCGGTCTGGTCGCCAGATGTCGCCACTCTTATCGAAGAAGCCTATGAGTTAGCCGGGGTTGAGGGCCGTACAGGCTATCAACTCCGTTCTGCTATTCGCTCCCTAAACCTGATCTCCCTAGAGTGGGCCAACAAAGGTCTCAACCTTTGGACCGTCGAGCAAGTTGGTATCGCCGTCCCCAAGGGCCTGAATTACTTCTCTCTCGGACAAGACACTGTTGATATTATTGACCTTGTTATAAGGGTCGATGATCGGGATTACCGTCCAGAGCGTGTTGGTATCGGCACCTGGGCTGGCATCAACAACAAATCCCAAACCTCCCAGCGTCCGAATATGTTTTACGTGGACAGGCAGGCCACTCCAGTCCTCTGGGTGTGGCCCATCCCCATTGAAACAATAACGATTGTCTATTGGAGAATGCGGAGAATTCAAGATGCGGGCACGGTTGATAACACGCCTGATGTCCCTAATCGTTTCCTTCCAGCTCTTGTGGCCGCGCTTGGGTATCAGTTGGCTTTGAAGCGACCGGACATATCCCAGGTCCGCTTGCAAGTTCTCAAAGCTGAGAAAGAAGAGAAGTGGAATGACGCCGCGGATGAAGATCGTGGGCGTGAATCCTTCTTCATCAGGCCGGATACTGACTAATGAAATGGCAAGATAGATTTCAAACCAGAGAACATTTTTATGGCCTTCAGTAAAAAGCCGGATGCTGGAATTTGTGACCGCTGTAACTTTCGCTACAAGATGTCGGAACTAAGGTCTGAAGTTGTTCGCGGCGCCGATCAAAATAATAGGATTTGCCCGCACTGTTACGATCACGATCATCCTCAGAATTTCGTTGGACAGAGGAGCGTTTCCGACAAGATGACTGTTGAGGACGCTCGGCCAGACCGCGGTGATTATAGAAAGTTGTTTTCCTGGTCCCCGGTCGGTGGTAATATGCCCCGTATTGGCATTTCTACCGGTCGCCTGAGGGTAACAATAACATGATCTGGATCGCACTTATTTCCTATCTTTACATCGGCGCCAATGGGCAGGTGGATGTTTACGAGACCCAATCGAAAGGGTCTTTTAACAATTACGAAGAGTGCATCCAGGACGCCGCGAAGGCAGTAACATTTATTAGTGATCATGCGAAAGAAGCCGGAGTGATCGGTTTCACCGCAGTTTGTAAGCCACAGCGAGCGACATGAATTACACCGAGTTGGTGACGGCCATTCAGGACTTCACTGAATACGCCGAAACTGATTTTGTTTCCAACATTCCGATCTTTGTTAGGGCCGCGGAACAGCGTATCCAGGACAACTGCGAAATCCCGATGTATAGGAGAACGAAGCGAGCGGTGCTAACGCCCAATAACAAATACCTGGACCAGCCTGACGACTTCATCAATCCGTTCTTTCTGATCGTCGAGAATGCGGACGGTGATAAAATTCCACTTATCGAGAAGCAGCACGATTGGATTGTGGAAGCTTACGGCGACGGGGTTACTGGAATCCCTAAGTATTACAGCATACTTGATCAGAATAGTTTTATCTTCGGACCAATGCCGGATGCTGATTATGCAGTGCAGGTAACGTACAACGCGAAGCACGAATCGATTGTTGATGTCAGCACCAATTGGATTGGCGATAAGGCCTCCAACGCCCTTCTCTTCGGTTCTTTGGCTTACGCCGCGGTTTTCATGGAAGCTGAAGAAGCAACCATCGCCACATACGAGCGCCTGTTCAACGAAGCGATGAAGGGCCTCATGGACATCGGTGATTGGCGGGCTAAGCGGGACGAGTTCAGGATGCCTAACATCCGATCTAAGGAGCCGCGGACATGAGGCATATCCGATTCATGTTTCTTCCCAAGCTCTGGTGCTGGGGCAGGTATGAGAACATGCGCGGTGATCTCGTAATCTATCGGTTCGGTCCATTCAGGATTCTGATTTACAAATGAGCGGGTTCAACATTTCTCAAGGTAGTCTTCGGGTAGAGATACTGGAGGATGAGTCCACAATTGCAGAGGAGTTGGTTGAGCTAACTTCCGAAGAAGAGAAGAAGGAAGAAGAGGCGATACCCTCAGATGAAACCTAATAATTATGCAAAAAATCCGTATAGGGCTGGAAGAAATTCTCAATCATCCAGACTTCTTGACGGTAAGTGGCTTTGCTACACCTGCCAAAATCACAAACCTATTGAGGATTACGTTATTCATAAAAGCGGTCGCTGGGAGGGATTGCCTCTTAAGCATTGCGTAGCGTGCGGCTCAAAAAAGAAACCAGAAGTATCAAAGGAAATATTAGAAAGAGTCGAGAAGTTTTGCTCTTGCTGTAGGAATGTTTTGCCTAGGGCTATGTGGACAATACGGGGCGATGGGGCGTGGGCCGGTCTTTGCAAACCGTGTAACGCTAGAAAAGCCAAAGCTCGGAGAGATCGACAAAGCGGAGAGGTGAAGTGGAAGGCTAATAGGAAGTCAAGACTCAAGACTATCTTTGGCCTAACCTTAGAAGATTACGATCTTATACTAGAGAAGCAGGGTGGGGTTTGCGGCGTTTGCAGGCGAGAAAAGCCGGGCGAAAGAATTTATAATTTCGCCGTGGATCATTGCCACTCAACCGGCAAAATACGCGGCTTACTTTGCACAAGATGTAACATCGCTATGGGCGGTTTTAGGGATGACCCAGAAGTAATTTCTAGGGCTATAGATTATTTGCAGGGGAAAATGCCATGGCAGTAGTTCAATCTATTTGCTCCTCATTCAAAGCCGAACTCGCGCGAGGAGTGCATGATTTCACCACCACAACCGGTGATGTTTTCAAACTCGCCCTTTATAGCTCTTCGGCCAGCCTCGATGCATC